AACCTGAGCCCGGCGTGCTGGTGCTGGATCCCATCGCATGAAAACTGCCGGCAACGTGTTCGACCTCACCGCTCGGCGCCATGACTCGCGCGTGCTGTCGTCATGGGTGACGCAGGATGCGCAGCGAGCCGGACGTTCCGGCTGGGTTCCTGGTGTCCAGGCCGCCGGTGAGAACAGCGTCACCACCGACTTGACCGCTGAACAGCTGGTGCAGGCGCTGGGCCTTGGCTCCGCGGCCGCATCGGGCATTTCGGTCACCGCCGACGTGTCCATGCGCCAGGCCACGGTGTACGGCTGCGTCAACCTGCTGGCCGGCGCCGTGTCGTCGCTGCCGGTGGGCATCTACGAACGGGCGGGCAACGACCGCAAGAAGGCCGACCACGACTATTGGTGGCTGCTCAACGAGCAAGCCAACGACGACATGTCGGCCGCCACCGCCTGGTCGATGCTGCTCACCGGCAAACTGTTCTACGGCGACGGCTTTGCGCAGCTGCTGCGCCCCAGCCCGGTCAGCAGCCGCGTCATCGGGTGGAAGCCCTGGCACCCGCTGCGGGTGCAGCCCTTCACCACGAGCGACGGCACGCTGCTGTACCGCTTCACGCCGGCCAAGGGCGAGCAGTTCGTGCTGGACGCTGCCGATGTCATCCACCTGCCGAGCATGGGTTTCGACGGCCTCACCAGCCCCAGCCCCATCGTCTACGCTGCGCGCGAAGCCATCGGCGCGGCCTTGGCAGCGGAACAGTACAGCGGCCGCTTCTTCAATGGCGGCGCAGCGTTTGACTACGCGCTCAAGGCCCAGGGCAAGCTGACGAAGGACCAGCTCGACGCGCTGTACCACTCGCTCAGCGTCCGTTCGCGGCAGGCCGCAACCACCCGGGCGCCCCTCATCCTCACCGGCGGTCTGGAACCGGCACAGCTCAGCTGGAACCTGAAGGACGCCGAGATCGTCGCGCTGCGGGTGCTCAGTGATGAGCAGATCTGCCGCGTGCTGGGCGTGCCGCCCCACATGGTGGGCATCACCACCAAGACCACCAGCTGGGGTACCGGCCTGGAAGAGCAGGGCGCCTCGTTTGTGCGCTACACGCTGCAGGGCTTGCTCACCCCCATCGCGCAAGAGTTCAACCGCAAGCTGTGGCCGTCACGGGCGCGCTACTTCGTCGAGCACATCACCGCCGCCCTTGAGCGCGGCAACCTCAAGTCTCGCTTCGAGGCCTACCGCATCGCCCTGGGCCGTGCCGGCGAAGACCCCTTCATGGACCCGCAGGAGATCCGGCGCCTGGAAAACATGGGCCCGAACCCCGACCTGCAACGCAACACCGGAGCCAGCAATGCGCCCCAACCGACTGATCCAGCTGCTCAGTGACAACCGGAAGCCGTACCGGCCGATGGCCCAGCGCGTCGTGCAGGAGGCCGGTGCCGGCGAGGTGACGGTCTACCTGTACGACCCCATCGTGGCCGATCGTCTCACCGCCGAATGGTGGGGCGGCGTATGCCCGCAAGACTTTGTGCCGGCGCTGCGCGCCATCCAGGCCGATGTCATCCACCTGCGGGTCAACAGCCCCGGCGGCGACGTGTTTGGCGTCGAGGCCATGTGCAAGGCGCTGCGCGACCACCCCGCACACGTGGTGGCCCACATCGAAGGCCTGGCGGCCAGCGCCGCGACGGTGCTGACCTGCGCGTGCGACGAGGTGCTCATCACGCCGAACAGCAAGTACATGATCCACGAGTCTTGGACCCTGGGCATGGGCAACAAGCGCGACATGCGCGCCCTGGCCGACGTGCTCGACAAGTGCGACGGCACCATGTACGACGCGTACGCTGCCTTCACCGGCAACGACTGGGCCAGCATTGCGGGCTGGTGCGAGGCCGAGACCTGGTTCACCGGCGCCGAAGCCGTGCAACACGGCTTTGCCAGCGCGCTGGACGAGTCGCCCGCCAAGGCCCAGGCGCACGCTGCCACGCGCCCCGCGGCGGCTTGGCGCCTGTCCGCGTACCAGCACCCGCCGACCGACCTGCAGGCGCCTGCAGAGCCGGAACCGCCGGCGACGCCGGCGCACGCCAGCGCCGACGAACGCCACCGCCTTCACCAGCGCCTGCGCCTGTCGCAGCTGCGGTGCCCCATCGAGTAGCGCCCTCGCGCACCCGAAGCCTGGCCCACCTCGGTGGGCCTTTTTCTTGCCCATCCGAAAGGACTACACCATGAGCAAACTCGCTCAATTGCGCGAGCGTCGCGAAGTCAAGGCTCGCGAGGCCCACGTCATCAACGACAAGTACCCGGCCGATGCGGCCATGCCCAAGGCCGAGGTCGAAAAGCTCGACACGCTGCTGGCCGAGATCGAAGACATCGACGGCCAGATCAAGCAGCAGACCCGCCTGGCGCAAGTCGCCGCCCAGGAGTCCGGCCAGCTGCTGGACGACCTGCGCAACCGCACCACGGTCGATCCCGGCCGCCAGTCCGAGACCTCGCGCGCCGTGCGGGCGTTCCTGTCGGGCGGCATCTCCGCCCTCAGCGACGCGCAGCGCCAGGAAATGCTGGCCCGTCAGACCGACGAGATCCGTGCCGCCTACGGCAACATGGTGCGCCCGCAAGGTGCCATGAGCACCACCACCAACTCGGAAGGCGGTTACACCGTCGCCACCGAGTACGACCGCGGGCTGGAGCAGGCCATGAAGGCCTGGTCGGGCATGCTGGAAGTGGCCAGCATCTTCCGCACCTCGGGCGGTGCGGACATGCCGTTCGCGACGACCGACGCCACGGCGGAAGTCGGCGAAATCGTGGGCCAGAACAGCGGCGCGACCCAAGGCGACACCACGTTCGGCCAGACCATGCTGTCGGTCTACAAGTACAGCTCGAAGAAGATCGCGCTGCCGTGGGAACTGATCCAGGACACTTTCCTGGACATCGAGACCTACATCCAGGAGCTGCTGGCCATGCGGCTGGGCCGCATCCAGAACACGCACTTCACCGTCGGCACGGGCACGGGTCAGCCGCGTGGCATCGTCACCGGTGCGGCGCTCGGCAAGACCGGCACCACGGGCCAGACCACGTCGGTGATCTACGACGACCTGGTGGACCTGGAACACAGCATCAACCGCGCCTACCGCTCCAGCCCCGGTTTCGGCTTCATGATGGCCGACAGCTCGCTGAAGGTGGTCCGCAAGATCAAGGACACGCAGGGGCGCCCGATCTTCGTGCCCGGCTACGAGGCTGGCAACCCTGGCGGCGCGCCCGACCGGCTGCTGAACCGCCCCATCACGATCAACGACGACGTGGCCGCCATGGCGGCCAACGCCAAGTCGATCCTGGGTGGCGACTTCCGCAAGTACAAGATCCGCCGCGTGATGGACCTGACGCTGTTCCGCATGACCGACAGCGCTTTCACGCTGAACGGCCAGGTGGGCTTCGTCGCCTTCCAGCGCACGGGCGGCAACCTGATCGACGCCGGCGGCGCGGTCAAGTACTACGCCAACAGCGCGACCTGACGGTCCAACGCCAGCCAGGCCCGGCGCCGCAATGGCGCCCGCCGCCGCCCCGCGCGGGCGGCGGCCCTGAGACATCCACCTCCCCGCAAGGACATCCACCATGGCAACCAAGCCCACGGTCGCACTTGTGCTGTGCGACGTTCCCGCGCATGGCCTGAAGGCCGGCCATCTGCTCGAAGCCTCTGCCGGCGTCATCCAGTCGCTGCAGGAGGCTGGTGACGTCGACCCGCACAAGGACGCCGTTGCCAACGCCCGCGCCAACGGTGCACCCGTCGCGCGCAGTTCCATCGAGCTGGCTGCCGAGCAGCGCACCCAGCGCGCCGACGAGCTGCGCCTGGAGATCGCCGGCCTGCAGGAGCTGGCCGCCAAGGCCGACGCCGACGAAGCCACCAAGAACGCCGCCGCCACCAAGGCCCTGCAGCTGCAGGCCGAGCTGGCCGAGCTGGTGGGCTGAGGCCCGCCATCACCCCACCGACAGGAGCCCTCATGCTCAACCGCTTCCGCAACATCTTCGCCGTCGCCGCCCTGGCGCTGGCCACGGCCTTCACCGGCCTGATCACGCTGGCGCCCACGCCGGCGGCCGCCGCGCTGACCTTCAGCACGACGACCAAGAACGCCATGATGAGCGGCGTGCTGACCCAGATCGCGGGCGGCACGATCGAACTCTGGAACGGCACCAAGCCGGCCTCGCTTGGCACGCCGGGCGGCACCAAGCTGGCCACGCTGAACCTGGGCTCACCGGCTGGCACGGTGACCAGCGGCGTGCTCACGGTCGGCGCCGTCACGCAGACCAACACCAGCCACGTCAACGGCACGCCCACGTTCATTCGCTTCAAGGACTCCAGCGCCAACGTCGTGGCCGACATCGACATCGGCAGTGGCGCCGGCAACGTCCAGTTCACTGGCACCGTGGTCAACGGCCAGAACGTGACGGTGACCGGTCTCACGCTCACCGCCGGCAACTAGGCCACCGCACCCCAAGGCATTGGCGTGGCCGTTCCCGCGCTCAGCACCTACAGCGCCGCCACCGGGCAACCCATTTCGGGCGGGCGGTGGCCTGGTGGTGTGCTGTCAGGTAACGCTGACCTGGAGGCTGCGCAGGCGGCCGGCGCGCTGGGCGTCAACGCCTCCGGTGTGTCGGGCAACGTCACGCTGGCCGATGCTCAGGCGGCCGGTACGCTGGCCAGCGACCCGGGCAATGTGCGCATTGCGATCTGGGGCCAGAGCAACGCCGTGGGCCGCGCAGACGGCACGGACCTGTCGGCGTCGCCTCTGTCGTCTGACGCCGAACTGGCGCAGTATTGGTCCGGCGCGCTGACCTTTTCGCGCGTGTTCATCTGGAATGGCAGCGCCTACGCCACGCTGACCGCTGCCAACAACGGCGCCACCTCCGGCCAGTTCGGCAGCGAGTTCGGCCTAGCCGTGCGGTGGATGCGCGAGACGGTGAGCGGAAACCTGTATTTCGAGAAGTGGGCTGGCTCGGGGCTGTCGATCACATCGACCA